AATTAATGGCATTAGAATCCTCCACTCATTCTAATCATTTGCTGATAGATCTTATGTGCTTCATAATCTTCAATCTTCTCCTCTATTTCATTACCATCTTTATCATAATAACTGGTCAAATCACCTTCAAGTGCATCAACTGTATCTGCTAAAATGTCAAATAGCACTTCAAATTGTTGATTAGTTAGTGTTAACTGTCTCATGGTTTTTTGGGGGCAAGAAGAAAATAATACTTAACTGTTGGAGTGGCATCCTTTAATGCCTGATAGATTTTAGGATCAAGTGGTTTCATTTTTAATTGTTGTCTATTAGTTCTTGATAGGTTTGACATTTTTCCACATGAGTTACGTCCTTTACATTCTCAAGTAACTCATCATATAAATCCTCATCATAATTATCAATCTGTTCTCTCAATTCATCCTCATCACACTTCTCATAATATTCTATGAGATCATCATAAACATATTGGACAAGTGTTTTCATGTCCATCCCATCAACTACCAATTCAGCGAATTGTTCAGCGATTTCGTTATGTTGAGTTGAATTAATTTTTGCCATCAGTTTAACCCCCAATTAATAGTAAGATAATCTGGAGAATGTAGTCTCTCTATATCTTCTGGACTACAATTTTCTGGTAAGAATACAAATTCTTCACAGAAATACTCTGCACTAATGCCACCCAGTTCATCACAAGCATGAAGAATCTCATCACAATCATCAGCGTTCATACCCATTTCATCAACTAAGAAGTCAATGTCAGTAAAGATTTGATTAGAAGGTGTTCTCATGTTGCAAGATCCCATAGGTTTTCAAATGATTCAATCCATCTTACCTGAGAATCGGTGAGTTCAGATTTGTCCTGTTCATCAGCAGAAACATAGGGTAATCCCTGTTTCGTGACGTAATCTTCATAGACCTGAACTAAGAGGTCTACAGAGTCGAAAACTTTCATAGTTGGGAACCTGTTTGGGATGTACTTATTATAACAATGAAAAGACCCCAATGAAGGGGTCATGTGACAGTTATCAAACTGTCTCTTCCTTCTTGCTTTTAAAGAATGATAGTATATCATCAATAGCACCTGTATTTCTATATCTCACATCAGGGGTGCTTATTAATTGTATTCTACTTGCTATCTCAATAATCAACTCAGCAGATACTCCACCATCAATAGAACAAGTACCATCAGGGTTCTTTGTTCCTATCTTATCGCATACAGCGTCACCTATGACCTCAAGATAAAACTCATTGAGTCTCTCATCTTCCATGATGTAATCAATTACATCTTCTACCAATGTATCAGCAAGTTTACCGATAGTTTTTTCTGAAAATTGTGACATAATTAAGGATGATGATGTTTGTAGTGGCATGGTTTACAGATTATTTCGCATTTTGCCATTTCTGCGATAACTTTAGGTCTTCCATAAGTACCCAACATATCAGATACAGCAAGTATCTTAGTTGATGGATCTATATGATGATAGTCAAATTCACTTGGATCACCTTTGTAACCACATTTGACACATCCTGAAGCAACATCCTTTAGTTTAGTTTCTTTGAACCAAACTTGATTGTCATGCTTGTACTTCATGGATCTCTTGATCGTCAATTCCTTATTTCTAAGATACCATTGACGTTTTGCCTCTTTGTGTTTGGCAGAATCCTTATAGGGCATTGGGAGTTAGGTGGATAAGGTTATATTAGCATATCTGGCAGATTCTTCAACCTTTGTTTCGATTTCTTCATATATGTGAGAGAAGTCCCATCCTCGCTTAATATCATTAGCGATATATTCAACCTGTTCCTTAGTTAAACCCAGTTGTAGATCCTCTACTGCTTCAGTAAGGTTGATTGTAAGTTCTACTGGTTCCATTAGATCCTCCTGAATTGTGATTGGTTAAAATTTGCATGAGAGAATACCTCCCTATCAACTAATTTATAAGTTCCAATACTGTTCCACATTACATAACCTTCACCATCAATCATTTGTATAGTGTCACCATCATACATGAAAGTTTGAAATTCACCATCATGCTCAAACAATTCCATAAAATCATGTTTGATAGATTGTACCAATTTCCAAAAATCTATGAGATTATTGTCATATCCCACATCAATACCTTCACGAATACATTGGTTCAATTTCTTCTTTAGTTCCCTTGCTCCCTTATCATCAGTAAATGTGACAAGTTGTGACATTTGCCTTGCAAACTTACAGCGTTCAATGATATTAGGAGTAACACCAAACTTCACAGTAGGTTTAACAAATAACACCGTACTACAATCAGGTAAATCATAATCTAATCCACTTGCAACTGCATCACTTAACTTACCTGAAGGGCAGTCATACACAGTATGAGGTGCTATAATAATATTATGATATATTACATCATCAAAAGAATACACTAATGTATTAGGTTGATAGGTATGATCCCCACCAAATCCTATTAAATCACCTTGAATAATATCACCATTGTTAGGAAGATAATCAAAACAAGCATGGAGTTTCTTCCTTAGATCCTCATCAGGATGATTACGATCAATATCCTCATGGGACTCATTGATCTTAAGTTTCTTCTTATTGAATACACTCTTAGTACCAACAAAGAAGTTACCAGTAGCAGGGTTAGTTCCCCATACTATTGCTGGAGATCCATCTATCTTAAGTGATGCTTTTGCACCCTTCATAGAACAAAACCAATCCAATACAGATAAGTCACCTGTTAGAATAGAATCTTCAGGGTGTTCAATATGAGTGTTTTTCATACTCTTATTATATGGGTTGAGTTAATCTATTTGGGAAGTATTGTGTAGGTTCTTGAACTGTCACACCCTTCACCTCTTTCATGTATCTACGGTATAGAATACCCTCTTCTCTAAATGCTTCAACTTCGTGAGGTTGATTCATATATTCAATATGATCCACATTCTCACCTTTCCAAATAAACTTTCCACTCTTCATAGTCAATGTACCTTTTACCCATTGACGTAAGTGTACTAATTCATGTAATACTGTTTCAATGTAACATTCAGCATCCATATTGGATTGTAATTGGATCTCAAAATCTCTTGGTTTGTATGATGTACCGATCCAGTCACAATAACCTATAACATTTTCTTTGACTAAACTTTTATGATGAAAATTAACACCAATTTTATGTTTTGGTAAGAAAGTGTTTAGAAACCAGTTGGCAACACTCTCACACCTGCGTTTAGAATAACCATATCCACTAAGGTAGATATGACTCTTGTTCCCCAATGAAGTGTCCATAAGAATGAAGAAATAAACAACAGTTTTTGAATACCAGTTAAATTATTACTCATACTTCCTCCACACTTTCAATAGACCACTCTGAAACATGCTCTTCTTCTACATCAAATGAATTGATGTCAGCATGAGCAAGTTCTCTTGCCTCATCCTCGGTTTCTGCTTCAACTACAACTGTGAAGTAATTGACCTCAGAACATTCTACACGAAATTGGTTCATGCTTCTACACTCCAATCATATTTGTCAATAGATTCTTTACAATCAGGACAAGTTAATCCTGACCAGTTAAAGTGATAAATTGTACGGATTGATTGACACTTAGGGCATTGAAGTTGCTTACCATTTCTACCTGCCCTTGTGTATCTGGTAATAGGTTTGAAATCCATTTTAATGATGATGGGGATTGTAGACTGTGAGAACAATCATTGCTGATATTATAGCACATATTAGTGCTAATGCGACAAGGTGTAACATTTAATCCTCCTTAATTGTTTATAATAGTGATTATCTCATGTAGAGATAACCACCTGCCCATCCGCAGTTGCGTGGATCAAGTACATAATCACGCTGATTGATGATTCTTAAATCATATCTAACGTGCTTTGCTGGAGACTTCCAACTTGCAGGTTTGTAGACTTCACCTGTATGCTTGTTCACAAATGCGTGAACTCCACCACTTCTCCACTCTTCTCTACGGTCATCCCAATCGTTTGAAATGATCTTATGGTACTTTCTACCTGTCTCTATGGTAAACTTCATTCCTTTGAATGTACCATTGTTTAAGGCATCTAATTGCTGTTGTGCGTAGCGTGATAGGTCTTGTCTCTCTCCATCAGCATTGAATCTTGCAGCATTTGATTCAATCATTCTTCTGTGATACATCTTGTAATTCTCAGCAAGTGAATCACATAATTGCTCAGTCCACTTAAGTACATTCTCTTGAAGACTGCCAATTACCTTGTCTCTTTCTTCTCTTGTTAATACTGTAGGCATTGGGAAACTCCTTTGTTGATGTTCTTATTATAGAGAAAAAAAGACCCCTGTGAAGGGGTCATGTGACAGTTTACAGATCGGTTCCTTCTGTCTCTACAACTTCAGCAATGTCGTCAAGGACTGCTAAAATTTCATTGCCATTGTTGGCAGTATCAAGTAGGAACTCAGCAAAATTAGGTGACATAATAAAATAGTCAGTTTACAATATGGGGTGATCCCCAATTACCCTAAGTGGAATTGAACCACTATCGTACTTCTTACCATTCAATTACATAATGTTCCCACTCATTACGAATGATAAGGTATCGCTCCCCAACGATAGTACGATTGTACCAACAGGGCATGAAGTGGTATGCTCAAGAGGTGCTTCACCTGATCCTAACCCATTTACTGAGTCTAATTACAGGTACTAAGTCATACCACAAAAAAGTGTTGAGAGAACGGGGCAATGATCTGGGTTTCACCCATGCTGCCCAAATTTACCTACTGGGAATCGCTTACACCTGAACCCCCAAACTTAATCGGGGCAGTAGAACCGTATATCCCTCAACAGGGTATTGGACTTACAACAATAAGAGCGAATCGTTGATGTACGCCAAGTGATCTTATTATAATGGATGTGGGTGGAAGATCAACCACCCTTGTGCCAGTTATTGAAGTGGCATACTAAGATGCCATTTCTACTGGAAAGTCTGCTGGAATGTCGAGTATCTCACCCTTCACTCCACTTCCATACTGACCTATATCATAGCAAGTCCACTCACCATTGTCAAATAAGTAAGCATACTCACCATCTGTGTACTCTGTTTGGTCAAGATACTCTGTGATTGACTCAGAGATCTTTGGTGGAGCATCCTCACCCCTTTCTGAGTAGTATGTGGGGGCAGATACTTCTCTCTTGCCTTCATCTGTATTATAATTGTAATCCCATCCATACTCAGAGTCACAAGAGGACATATCTCCACCATCAATTAACTCTGCAACCTTCTCTCTAGTGTTAAACTTCTTATTGAGAGTAACACCTAACCATGAAGGATAACCATCCCAATGATGATATACTGAAATGATTTGATCCTTTAACTGTAATCCAATGCGAGAGCGAGTTCCCATTGTAAGAAAAGATGTGTGAATGTGTGAATAGTGAGAGAAACAAAAAGAGGCGATTACTTGTTCATTTTACCCC